TCTTTAGTTACCATTTCTCTTTCAGGCATACTAATAGAAGAACAAAATGCTCTTACTCGTCTACCATTTGCCTGTTGAACAGCAAGTAAATCTTCTTGTGATGGAAAAGATGTTTTCTCTAATGCTGCTAATGATGTATCTTCAAAACCTTCTGAAAATATACTACCACTATCTACACCTTTAGGTAAAGCAAACTCAGCATAAAATCTTGCCTTTCTAGCAAATCCTTCTGCCTCATTTACATAAGATTGAAAACGACCCATAGTGGTTTCAGGATTACCACCTTGTCGTCTTTGTAATCTCTTATCACCTGCTACGTCATCAAGCGATTTATCTCGTGGTATACCGATACGTACATCATAACCACCAATTCTTTTTCCGCCTCTTAATATTGCCATTAGTATGGACTACCTTTCCTAAATTGTGCCACAGGTAAATAAACAGATAATGCTGCTTTGTCATAATCAATTCTTAAAAAACTTGATCTCACGTGATTAAACAAATATTTTTTAATCGTATTCTTTACCAATGGTATGTTCTTTACCCTATCATAACTTACATCAAAACTATTTCTACTAGTTACTTCTCTACCTTTTGTAGAAAATCTTTGTAATCTTTCTAACAAAGTAAATCTAGCACCAGGTCTTAAATAATGAAAATTAATGCCTGCAAATCCACCTGGTATTCTCTCAATAGGTAATACTAGAGGAAATGTATCATAATATGGTAACGTCTTCTTATATTTAGGGTCATAAAAGAACATATTTAAACGACCTACACTAGGTCTACCTAATAATCTGCCTTGATTCATTAGTCTTCTTGCTGATACTCTATCTGCGATAGAAGCAACAGCATTTCTGTACCAAGCAGCGCCTTTTCTTGCACCACCTTGTTTATCTACTAATGGATCTAATATACTAGGCATATGCTATATTTATGCTTAAAAAAGGGCACTTTAGTTACCTAAAGCGCCCTAAAAGTATTTACCAAGAGAGAGAGTATTACTCGTCCTCTGCTAATTTACTAAAGTATGACATTGTATCGTCATCATCACTAGCAACAGGACTTTCATTTATACTTTTTCCTGAACCGTTAGTTGAAGGCGGGAGGTCTGCAACAGCAACGGTTTCAGTTTTTCTAGCACCCGATAACACCCTATTCAGTTTCTCTTTGAGTTCCTCATAGGTTTTAAAATTATCTGCTGCTAAAAATGGTTTTAAAGCGTGTTGTGTTGACCAGATTGATTTAATCTTGTCATCATTATCAGCAAGTGCTGACACGCCTTCAAATTCAGATTTGTCATAGTTCCAATAACCATCAACTTTTCTGATTTTTAATTTAAAGTTTGCACCTTTCCAGAAGTCAAACGGATTGATTGCCGCCTCGTCTTCAAAAGCAGGTTGCATTGCTTCAGTAATCTTATCAAATATCTTTTTACCAAATTTGTATAAGAAAACTTTGCCTTCGTTTTCTGGATGTTTAGGGTCAGATACCACTAGAATATTTGAGTAGTAAGATAATTTTCTTTTTCTCTTTCTAGCGATTTCTTTATCACTATCAACACCTGTATTCCAAAGTCTTGTGTTTTCTTCAGACACAGGATCTTTTTGATTTAATGTTGTTAATGAGTTTTCAATATACCAACCACCAGGTCCTTGGAAAGCGTGAGACCATACTCTTTGCCAAGGCAAGTCTTCGCCTGACACAGCAGGTAAAAATCTAATAACAGCATAACCGTTACCAGTTTTATCTAACTCTGGTTTCCAAAATCTGTCGTCTTGGTATTTGTTTTTATTTGATGAATCCTCAGGATTGAGGTTCGATTCAAGTGCCTTTGTAAGTTTATCAAAATTACTTGATGATGATTTTAAAGTTTCAAAATCCATATTCGTATTCTCCTATATTTTTATATTCGTTGTATTTGTGTTCCCTATATAATCGGGATCATTATTATTTAGTAGAGTTTTTCTTCCACTTTTCATAATCTTTTCGCCATTCAGAAGCAGACTTACAAGGATTAGGTAATGACTTGTTAATCATATATTCTCTAACCTTTTTACAAGTAGTTTCAACTTTATCTAAAATTCTGTATATTAAAACATCAAACATATTACCAATATAACACTATTTGAGCATTTTGTCAAGCGTGGTATAGTCTATGTACTTAATATTTTTCTCTCTTGCCCAAGCGTCTGGTATGAAACTAATAGGGTCAGTACCATCACTTCCGTGTGGATTTACCTTATAAAATGTAGTGTTTTGATTTTCTCTTATCAGTTCTAACCATTGATTAATCCAGTTTATACTAGGTGTCTTGTGTGCCTCTTTTAAACCATAATGTTTTGTATCTTTGTATAGGTTATTCAACTGATCGTTGTAACTCTCTAAATCGTGTCCTAATAAAAATACTTCTTCAGGTTTACAATCATTCACAGCAAACCAACCTGAAGTAGGACCTGCTGCCCAACCTCTATCTTTAGTATTGCCTTCATTGTTTATCATATGGTCGTTTACTGCTCTTACCTTATCATCACTTGTAACCCAACTTACATTTATTGATGTATGATTAACTTCTTTTTTTTCTCTATCTTTATTCTTCTTTAATATTTCTACTACACCTGCTAAATTAGAACCGTGCATAACAAATTCTTTACGGTCACCTCTTTCATTAGAATTGATTACATTTTCTTTTTTAATCAAATCATAATCTTGGTCAGAATAGTTTTGACCTGCATATAATAATTGTTCGTACATTTCACCAGGCATTGTATTCCAATCTCTAAACACACATTGATTATTTTGTGCATAACCTGTATTGTATATCTCGTGCATTATGCCCATATCAACAGCAGTAATTACGTCTGGTGTAAAATCTCTATATAGAGCATTACAACCATATATCTTGCCGTATGGTCTTAATGTTTCTAAATCTAAATGTTTTCTACTTTCACCGTTACCTATACAGAATACTCTACCAGCCATATTTTTTCCAAAACTCTCTCATTTTATTATAATTTCTATTAAATGATTCTTGTAATTGTAAATAGTTTATTGATCTCTCTTTGATATAATTTTTATCATCTTCAAAATCAATTACTTTCATTTCATTATTATCATCTGGTATTAATACAAATTGAGCAACTGGTGTTCCTGCCTTAATTGTTTCAACACCTGTGAAGTGGCAATAGAAAGGTATTGTTCCTATAGCAGCGTGTCCTAAATGCGGTTCTAATATACCTGACAAAGTAGTAAATCTATTTTCGTCTTGGTACATAGGGTGCATTTGCAACATTTTATATCCTTTAGGTATTCTTGCTACCCAAGGTAAATCAAACTTCAATACTTTTTTCATTGTGCCTTTTGGCCAGTTTTCAAAGAAAGGATAAAATGATTGATCCATATGTGATGTTACAAGTGGTCTGCTATCTCGGTTACTACCAGGTGTTTTTGATTGAAAATACTCACCATCAGGACTTACATCTAATATAATATCTGTATGTGTTCTTAAAATATAACCTGTATTGTGATATAGTTGTAAGGCAGGACATTTTGATGTATGTTTTGTTTCATCTGGACTAAATTTTTGCATATTAGGATCGGCATACATTTCTTGCCCACCTCTATGTTGTTGAGTAATAGAACCCAACTTTTTAAAATCTGCGGCCGCCTTCTTAATCCAAGATGGTTTATGTTTAGACGCCTCTATAATAGGCATAGTTTTATCTACACCTGATATTAAAGATATAAACTCTATTTTAGGTTTCATTTTTAATCACCTCTTTCATTATTAATTTACATTCTGTTAAGTTATATTTTATAAAAGGTTTCAACTTGGCAACCTTATGTGCGATTTTAGGCCAGACAATATTCTCTTTAATTTCCTTATTCCAATTTTTGATAAACGATAAGACTTGGTCAAGCACAACGAAGGTTTGGAAAGACGTTCTTTTCTGAATAAGTAAACGTAAAAGTCGTGGATGTTGTCCATTATGGCAAACGAAACCATCATCAAAAGAAAGACGCTTACTGCCAAAGTCATTAAGAATATTAACAAAGTCGTTTCTAAAATGAAATTTAAAATTGTCTTTAACTTTTTTATAATTAAGATATATTTCTCGTCCATCATTCTCTAGTAAGTTACCAATCCAGTTCTTGTCTTTGTCAATAAAATTTGCAACAAAGAAATCAAGTATTTCGTCTTGTTTGTATTTAGTAGAAAGTTTATGAAAAAAATATCTGTCATTTCTTTTTGTAAATGTATCTAGTTTGATATTCACCTTACCATCATAGTCAAAATAATCATAATTGGTAGTAAAATGTAATTTAACTGCCATATAGACTCTAAAAACATCAAACCCTCCATACATTGATTACTTATTGTCCTTTAAATATTTTAACATTGTTTCAGCGTCTGTTACTTCAAATGGATCTTCATCTTCGCTCTTGTCATTCTTGCCTGGTTCAATAAACATTTTCTTTATTACACCATTGTCAACATAAGCAGAATATCTCCAACTTCTTTTACCAAATTTATTAGCAGGTTTATCAACTAACATTCCCATTTGTTCAGTAAATTTACCATCACCATCAGGACATAAAAATACTTTTTCTATTTTAGGTGTCATACTTGCACCCCAACTTCTCATTACAAAACCATCATTAACTGATATACAATATACATCATCAATACCTAGTTCTTTAAATCTTTCGTATTGTGCCTCGTATTGTGGCAATTGTTCGTTTGAACACGTAGGTGTAAATGCACCTGGTAATCCAAATATTACTATTTTCTTATCTTTGAACATCATATCTGTTGTAATATCTTTCCAGATATAAATTGCTTTATGTTCAAATCTACATCTAAAACTATGTTCAGGTATAGTTTTCTTTACTTCTTCACCGTCCATTATTATCTTTCCTCTTCTTATTCATTATTAATTTCACAGCCAATATCATATATTATACTTGCAACAGCAATTACAAATCCTAAAATTATTATGCCCCATAAACCTTTGTCCCACTCAACAAATAGTATGTGGTATAACATTTCTAATCCGTTCATACTGGCAATATGCCACCTTTCTTTTCTTTGAGCATTTTTAAATTGACTGCCTCGTGTTTTATTTTTTCTTTTAATGACTTATTGACCATAGTCTTAACCGTTCCTACGTCAATGTCATTCATCTTACAATAGTCTATTATAGCGTCCATATAAGATACTCGTTTTTCTTTTACTACTGACTCTATCTTTAGACTAAATTCTTTACTATTCATAATTGATTCATTATATCATATTAGGCAGGAAAAGTCTAGTGTGGTCCCACGCTAGCGGAACCACAATAGGGGCCCACCTAACCTTTGTGTTAGGTATTCTGTAATATTTGTTTGAAATTTTGATTGGTGTCGCCTGGGTCATCATATCTTTATATATGCCTGTTTCTGTTACGAGGTACAGGCAAACCCTAAGCAACTTTACGCTGCTAAAGCATAACTTTCGTTAGCATTTATAATTTGACATTACGGTGTCAGCGATTAAACTCCAGTAAGTTTTAGTAGCAGTCGAATCTAACTCACCCCCTTACAGCACACATTTATGTGTTCTAAATTGGTGGAGGTGGTGGGTACTGCCCCCACGTCCTCACTAGTTATTATCTTACTCTCAACGTCTAATTCTATAAACCTGGGTTTTGTAAACCCGAGTTAATTCTTAAATCAAAAGTCCTGAACACTATACAAGCATTGCCTGGATCGTCAGGTGTAGATACTGAAGCAAATGTTTCTCCTGTATCATTTAACCAGTATATAACAATATAAACAACTTTACCATCTGGTGAACCATTTTCTTTGCCAACACTTACGTTGACAGGTATCATATTTTTATCGTTTGCCCACCTTTGTATTTCGTCTGAAGTAGAACAAACAGCAGGAATAGTTTCCCACCAGAAGTTATAAGTCTTTTGTTCTTCAGCATATACTATACTGGCACAAAGTAAACTTAAAATTAGTATTAGTCTTTTCATCTTATCTTTCTTGTTTTGATAAGATGTTTTTATTTAGAAATCGCTATCTTATCTTTGTTTATATTTTCATAATATTTATAAAAGTCTTGTATAGCTTTACCCAGCGACTCTTCGTAGTCTTTTCTATTTTTCTTATAACAAGCAACTGAACCATCTTCACCTGCAAGTAAGATTACAATTTGTTCTATGGGTTTTTTGAATATCTCCTCATACATAATTGCATAAGCGGTACATTGTAAAAAATAATTATCTATCCAAGATTCTTGTCGTTCTTTATTTGCTGTTTTAAAATCTATTACTGATAATTTACCATTGTACTCAGCAACACAATCAACTTGACCTGCAACGGTAAGTTTATGTGAATACATTATTGATTCTAGTAAATGAATATTGTTAATCTGATCTACGTATGGTTTTAATAACTTAAATAGACCTAATGGTAATACACTTCTCTCACTAGGAGTTTCACTTTTAAGATATTGTTCTATCAAAGTGTGTGTAGATTTACCTCGTCTGGCTGCTCGTGCCATTTCCCAATTAGCAGCGCCTTCTCCTACGTTCTCACGCCACTTTGTTAATCCTTCTTTTTTTCTGATATTTAAAACGGTTGTGATAGACGGATAGTTCTTGCCATCAATTTCGTAAAATCTATGACCATCTATTCGTCTACCTTTTGTTTTCGGTAATAAGTCTTTGTTGACTTCTATAAATTTAAATTTACTCATAATATATTAATATAACATTATATTGTCAAAAAGTCAAGCGCTATATAGACCTGTGTAACATATAATGGGACACAAGTTTATTGCGTTCCTTTACTTGTTCATTGTTAAGAGTTTCAACTGCTCAACTAGGGTCGTACGGTTCATATACCGTCTTACCATCATCATTTCTATATGCTCTGAGCACCTGTTTTCTGTTGTCTTCATCATTCTTATAGGAACAATGAATCCACCCACTATTAGGTTCCTCAGGTTTATGAAATTCCAATATCAATTGGTCAAAATTTAAATTATCTATGATGTATTTTGCTAATTCAGCATTAGGCACACCAAAGATTTCAAAATCCGCCGCCTGGCCCTTGGCGTGCTGTGATTTTAAACTTGACCCAATCTTTACGCATAACTCTGGTGAACGGTATCCACTAGATACTGATACTACTTTCCCATAATGATCTCGGACAGGTTGTAGTATATTCTCACATAGTTTTTTTAAATTATCCATATGATCTTCGCTAGGATTATTCGTAATACCGTGTCTGTCTGCCGTTTGAGAGGCAGTCATTTCCTTAAGCGAAAAGTTGTTGCTTAGTTTCATTTATTTTTTCCTTTGCTTTTAATTTCAATTTCTTTAGAGTTCTTAAATCGTACCAAGTGCCTGTTGATCTATCATTATTTCTTTTTTCTTCAATATCTCTAACTGCTCTTTTTAGTTCTTTATGTTTTGCTTTTGCTGACATATTATCCCCTTGTAAGTTTTAGTATTTTCTCTATTTGTGCCTTTATAATTGGTCCTCTATTTGGCCAATGTATATATGGTTCGTCTGATTTAGAAAGATTGTATAAAAACGGCAATACAATTTTCTCAATATCTTTAAATCTTTTTTTAGTGTCTTCGTCTGATATTTCTTTTGTGATAGTATCTTTTTCTGCTACTATCTGCATTATCTCATTCATCATTGATTTAACATCGCTAACATCTGATTTTACTTTAGATAATTCTATATTAGTTCCTTCTACAACTTTAGGATCAATACTTGGTTTATCTGATTCAGGTTTAGATGTAACTGGAGTAAAACCCCAATCATCTGAAGTATCAAATTCTCGCATATAATCTGGTAAATCTTTTGCCATTATTTTTTCCTATATTTTCTACTTGCTATTCTTTTTTTATTCTTTGCTAATGCTTGTTCTGTTTTAATTTGTTTTGTTGATTTCTTACCGTATCTAGCGGCAAGTGGACTAGTAGGATGTGCTTCAGCAATCCTAGACATATTTTCTTTCCAACCTTGGTCATTTTTGTGCGTAAGTCCTGAAACTCCTGCAACTATATTTATTGGAACAATAACTTGTGAAATATGATGATTCTT